ATTCTGTCAGTAGTACATCCACGACCACCCACAGCAGCACCAATAGTCTCGGGGCCACCAGCACCAGCACCAACACCAACACCGCTAGCTATAGTAGCAGCAGCTCCTCTAGTAGCAGTAGCACGTCCATCTACACCGGCACGGGTACGTCGCAGTCCAGCGCCACCACCACGTCGATCAACTGGAGCACATCCACCGATGTTGCGCGGTTCATCGGCGACGGCACGATTGACCCTACCGCCGGACTTGGCATCATCCCATCCGCGCCAACAGGGCTGTCCTTCTACCGACAGTACTCGGGAGGCACCCCCGCAGTGTACATTCTGTGGTGGAGCACCGGGTCCTGCTCAACTTGTTGGGCGAGGTTGAATTAGTATGCGCGTCCCACGTGTACTTCATCAAATTTGGCTACAGGGTGGCCTAATTCCCGGGCTCGCTATCGCTGCTCGTTCGGTCGCTCAAGCGGCGGGGTGGGGATATGAGATCTGGAGTGCGGCGGACGTTGGCCGATTGGGTTGGGCATCACAGGTGCTCTTTCGCGCGCTTTCTCCGCGCTGTCTGCACATCGCGCAGCAATCAAACATTCTACGATACCTGGTCCTGCGCGACCAAGGCGGCCTTTACCTAGACACAGACATCGATTTGCAAGCGATGCCAGAGGACCTCACGGACGCCTGGATGGCACGCTGTCATGGGCGCTATGGTGTTAGCGGGTTTGCGTTGGCGGCTCCAGCCGGTCATCTCAGCATTGAGCGACTCGTGCGAAACCTTGCGGTAAGCAATCTCATGCAACATGCGAGCGCGGGGCCGGCGTTGCTCTCGCGGAATCCCGAAGGCTTCAATTTGTGGCCAATCAAAGCCTGGCGCGAGGAGGACGATAATCCCGCCACCTATGGCCATCACCTCTGTAGTGGTAGGGCTAGCGGGACTTTTATATGTCCGCCTATGGCGGTGCCCGCATGAGTGTTCTGCAGAAGCAACTGCTTGATGTCCGGCTCTTGGGCCTGGATGAGAAAGCCAATCCGCGCACGACCCAGATGGGCACTATCGTTGACGGACGGAATTGGATGATTACGAAGGAACAGCGGATCGAAAAGCGCCTGGGGTTGGGCGCCGTCCCGATGCTAGATTCCACTGGTGCCACAATCACGGGCGGTCGCGAACTTTCGTCGCATAGTGGAGAGTTGTTGCTTAATGACGGGAAGAAATGGTATAGCAGCAACCCGATCAACGGAGCCTGGATTCCGCGGGGGCGCGCCGCCTATGAAAGTCTGCGCATTCTACCTGCTGCGGCCACAAACGCCGAATGCAATGGCGTAGATTCCCGACTGCAAATGGACACAGCGCAGATTGGTCGATATTTGTTGACGTTTCTGTCAGGTGGTAGCCAGGCTGACGATTTATCGGAATCGGGATGGATGCTCTCCGATGCCACAACGGGCGCGATACTGCTGCCGCGGCAAACCAAGGCGTTCCAAAATGTTTCAATGGGCACCGATGGCCACACCGCAGCGCCGACCTTCGTGGGGTGGGGTTGTAAACCATCCTATCGTAGTCAGACCGATCAATGTATCAGCATGATCATCTGGGACAAGACCGCTGGGTTCGCGACGGCAGAAGATCGCACGACCATCACGGACGTTGCTTTAACGAGTGACCAAAATTCCTATAGTATGCCTCTCGGTAATCAGCTCACGTTCCCCTATGCGGTGGTCCTAGTGGCGGACAATACCTGGCTAATTGCTTACCAGCAAGAATACCAAGGGGGTTCTCGCCTTGTTGTCCGCAAAGTGACCCGCACACTTGGAGCCGACTGGAATGTGACAGTCTCGGCCGCTACGGAGGTGACATCACTATACAATTCGTTGTGCGCAATACCCATTTCATGGTCGTACACATCGGGCGGAACGGCATATCTGGCCTGGGAAGATCAGGGCGACTGTGAGCGTGGAGAATCGGTCATGTTCGCCCCCATCAATGTCTCGACCGGGGCGGTTGGGACCATTCTTAATACTCAGGGCGATGGGGTTCATTATTGGAATTTTTGCCGCAGTCTAAGCGTAGCTGACATCGGCGGCACTCCCTGGGTATTCATCGATATGATATGGCACACGGCTACGCTGAGCAATCAGCGGGCCGTGTGGTTGTGGAATCCATCAGGAGCGACGTGCTCGCTTTTGCTCAATGGTGCCGGGCTGCTTACCCAAGCGTTCACCTACGCCATTCAGGATACCCTTGAAACTGGGATTGGGATTGCGTATCCATCAACCTGGCAACCTAGCGCGTTCCTAATACGTGTGCGGGTTTCCGGCAGCGCGCCAGCGGGCTGTTGTTTTGGAGGTCATCTACAGGCTGGAGATTTTGCCGGGTGTCCCATGGCTTTGCAACTACCACACTTCGCGGCGGGAGCGGCCCTTGGCATAGGTCGGATCAATAACGAGTCGTCCCCCGGCGGTTCTGGGGCGGTCATTGTTGCCATGGCGTCACTTGCGCCCGCCACCGTCGCTGCGTATCCCACGCAGGGACAGCCAGTGGAGATTTCCAACACCACGGTGATGCCAGGGGCCGCGCTCAAAACATACGACGGCGAACACGTGACGGAAGCTCAATTTTGGTTGGGGCCGGAAACGCTAACGGTAACGGCGGCCAACACTCTCCTATATTTGACCAATGGGGGACTCCAGGTAGCTCCTGGCGCCAATGAGGTGCTAGCGGGGACCGTGGCGCAGGGAGATTTTCAGGGGGGAGCTGGTAGTACAATATTTTTTTCCACCCCCCCGGGCTGGCCGGGAGCAGGCCCCTGGGGTGGGGGAACTTGTACCGCTACCATTTATGCCCGCATGACACAGCTACCGCCTGGGTGCGATTCGGGAACAGTTACGCTCATACTCGTAATGGAGCGTTGTTTGGCAACCGACCCACAGGGAAACACGACCGCACAATATGCGCTAAACGCCAATGTCGGGATAGTCCCCATTGATGGCACATGGGGAACGTTTACGATTACGCTACCGGCTACTGCTATCCCGGCTGGGAATGCCAGCGATGTCTTGGGGCTTTTTGTCGCCGTCAGTTGCGATGCAACTTACGTGGGAGCACTGCTAGAAGTTTCGACGGGCGGAACACAGGCGAGCACCGTTAGCGTGCCATTGAGCGGAATGGAAATAGGAAGCCGAGAATACACTGCCGTAGCGGTGTGGACAGACGCACAGGGACGGCTTCAACGCTCGCAACCTTCTCCTCCGGTGTCTCTCGCTAGCTCGGTGCCTGTTTCGATCAGTGTGACTATCCCTATGTTGAGCATCACGGAGCGGGGAACGCCCTTCAATCTCGATGCCAATATCCAGGCGGCCCAGATCGAACTCTACCGCACCGGAGTGAACGACCCTATCTTCTACCGAGTTGCGACGATTCCGAATGTCATCAACGGCGATCCGGTGGAAATCGTTGACATCGTGCCAGATGCCGACATTACAGCGAATGAACAACTCTACACGACGGGCGGAGCGGTCGAACACTGGCCCGTCATAGGTTGCAACATCCTAGCCTCACATCAGGGGCGTCTATTCGCCGCTACCGCTGACAATCAGGTGTACTTCACGGCCTACCTACAGAGTGGAGAGGGGCTAGCATTTGCGGCGGAATATCAGATTGAGACGGAACACATCAATGGTCTATTGACTGGTCTTTTTTCGCTCGATGACAAGTTGGTCATTGCTACCGCACAGGCATATGCGCCTCTGTCTGGGATCGGCCCGGAAGCAACGGGCGTTCCTGCCTATGATTCTCCGATGTTAGTGGGCAGCGGCGTAGGTCCACGCGGTCCTCGTTGCTATGTTCGCACGCCGGATGGAATTGCGATGGTCACAAATCACGGTGTGCAACTGCTAGATCGCGGTCTGTCTTTGCAATACATCGGTCAGCCCACCGAAATAGACGTAGCTGGTGCTGCTCCATGGTTTGCGGCGGCTTACCATCCGTCCCTGAATCAAATACGGCTATTCCGTTCGGCACTCGCGCTTGTGTGGGATTGGACGCTAGGAGGTCCTCCGGGGAGAGCTGGGCAATGGATGCGGTGGACCTACTCCCCCGCCGACATCGTCGCCACGGCATCAGTCAATGGCTCGCTCTACTATTTGGGTTCGGATGGCGCGGTCTATGCCGTCGATACCGGGCCATCCGACAACGGGGCCGCTTTTCAAGAATGGATACAGCTCGCCGTGACTTCTCCCGCCGGCGAGAACGCTTGGGGACGCATCTTTGCAATGCGGTTGGCGTGTATACTCGCCGCTGGTTCCACTCTCAAGGTGATCTTCACACCCGAAGAAGGCAACCTGGCCATTACGGATACCCAGACCATTGTCGCCGGTAGTGGCATGACGAACGTGATCACGAAGCCGCGATATGGAAAGTGCAGCAGTATGACGATTTGGATCGGAGAAAATGCCCCATATAGCACCACAGCGGGCATTACTCTCGACGCCATTGGGCTACTGGTCGGCACGAAGGGTGGTGCCGGAAGAATGCCAATAGCTAACCGCATGAGTAGGTGAATCATGTCATGGTACAACCCGATCGATGACCTCAAAAGTGCCTGGGATAGCACAACGAACTATCTAGGATATCAGAATCCCAATAATACTGGCTCGGCTCAGACACTGGCCGGGGACAAGGGGTTAGGTGGACCCCCACAGCTTCCAATGACCCTTACCTTCAATGGTAAGCAGATTCCTCTATCGCAAGATGCGATCGACAAACACAACACGGCCCTGAATAACTACCACGCCACCTGGGGGGGGTCCGCGCAGGTCGCAACCGATCAGCTTGGCAATCCCATTGCGGCACCGACATTTCATCAAATCGCGCCATGGCAACAGGCCAAAACTGAGGACGCGCAGGCTGCCCGCGCCACGGCGGCGCAAGCCACGGCGGCGAGTATGCAAGGCACGCAACTCGATACCACGCAATCCGCACAGCAGCGCCAAAATCAGAACGCTCTGGAGGCAAATCTACAAGCCACCGCTGCCGGCCAGGGGCCATCGGTGGCACAAGAACAATTACGTCAGGCTACGGCCGCTAATATCAATCAGCAAATGGCAGCGGCACAATCGGCTCACGGCGCGGCTCGTCTAGCGGCACTACGTGGAGCCACATGGAACAACGCTCAGACGCAACAAACCGCCAATTCACAAGCCGCTGGGCTACGTGCGCAAGAAATTGCGACTGCCCAGGGAGAGCTGGGAAAAGTTCTTGGAACGACCCGCGGCCAGGATATTGTGACGGCTGCACAAAACGCCCAATTAGGTGAACAAACTGGGATTGTGAATAGTGGCTATCAACAGGGGACAAATCTTGCCAACGCACAGCTTACTCAACAAAGCAATATTTGGAACGCTGGCAATCAGACACAAAATAGCCAATTCAATGCCGGGCAACAGAATCTATCCAACCTAAACTTTGCGCAGCAAGAAAATGCTGGAACGCTCGCTGGCTCGCTGGGCAACCTCAATGCCGGCGTTACTACCAACGCGCAGAACATTCAGCGTGCCCAGGACTATGTGGGAGATCTACAGAATGCTGCTCAGGGGATCACAAACATCGACGAATATCGAGCAAATCAGGAAGCGGCGTGGAATAAGCAAAAACAAGGTATTGGGAGCGGCCTCGTGAATGGCATCGCCAACTACATGACGGCCGGGGCCTCGGGGGCGCTGGGCGGGCTGGGCGGGATGGGCGGCGGGGGCGGCTACGGTTCCGGGACAACCGGCGGCCTCGGCTCGACAACGAGCAACTCCATTGGAGGGGCCAACTTCAACGACGCCAGCGGCGGGTACGATAGCTCAGGCATGGACCTGATCAGCTAGGAGACACCATGGGCGACGAAGTGGAAGAGCAAGAACCGCAGCCGACGGATTCCGTCAATCCTACGCCCGCGTCTGGGGCTACGGATTCCGTCAATCCTACGCCCGCGTCTGGGGCTACGGTGTTGAATCCTGCCGGGATGGCGGTTTACCCATCAACCCACACCGGCACCACGACGACGACTCAGACAGAAAGCCCCGATACGCTAGCGCTCAAGCAGGACTATGCCCAGGCCGGCATGGCTGGGTCACGAGCCACAGTCGCCGAAGCGGAATCGAAGGCCATCGCGCAGGAACGCGCCAACGCTCTCGCGGAAGCCGAAACCGAAGAGCTACGCCGCCACAACATTGACCGTCGGGCAGCCGCCTATGATCTACAGCAGCGCATCGACACCGCCCGCCAGACGTACCTGGATCGCGTTCAGCGGGCCGCAGCGGAGCCAACCAAATTCTGGGATGACCGCACGACCGGAGACCGTACGCAGGCCCGTATCGGCGTGTTACTGGGCGTGCTCGGCGGTGCCATGAACGGAACCGGCCAGAACACCGCCCAAGACTACCTGGACAAACAGATCGAACTTGACACGCGCAACAAGGCGGCACGGTCTGAGCGTCTGATGAAGCTGGCGGACCAGTCGAGCGGCGTGCTGGCCGATGCCTACAGGGCGCGCGCTGAGGAGCTGGGCGACATGGACGCGCAGCGGGCGGCTGCGCATGCGGTTGTGTCGGCACAGATGCAGAATCTCATCAACGCCGGCATGCCGGATCAGCTGCGCCAACAGGCATTACAGCTCAAGGCAAAATGGGATCAGACGACTGCCGAAAAGCTCCAGGCGGGGGCCGAGAAAGTCGCCGGCCAGGTCGTGCAAGAACGAAGCAAGACGGAGGCCGTCAACGCCGCGTCTCAGCCGGCTCAGCCGGTCCCCGTCAGGGGACCGAGGGGCGAAGTGCTGGGATACAAGCCGGCACATGCTGCGGCTGGAATCCAGGCCGACTTGGCTTTGCGGGATGAAGCAGTTGGTTTGGCGCAGCAGCTTCAAAAGATGGAATCCGAAGGAGGACTTGCGGGCGTGGTAAATCGTACGGCGCCCACCGGCGAGGCCGCCCGGAAGCGTGAGCAGCTGACCTATCAGCTACTGGCGGTCAGCAAAAAGATCGAAGGGATGGCGATTGGTCGCGGGGTTGACAAGAATCTTCTGGGCGGCATCACGGGAGCCACCGCGGGGTCACACCTGACAAGTCGAGCGCCGGAACTTCAATCCTACATTGAGTCGCTCTATGCCGGGGCAACTCGTTTGCTGAAAATGCAGGGCATGGATGCGAAACCGCAGCTTGGTACAGCTGAGCAACCGACGCAGAAGGCTGCGGCTCCCGCGGCGACCCCCGCGCAACAGCTCGACCTCATCAACACCCGCTACCAGGCGGCCAAGAAGGCAGGCGACAAAGCCGGCATGGCGAGGGCAGCGAAACTCCTCGACCTGCACACACAGGCATACGGGGGCGGCCAATGAGCGACCCACTCGACGCACTCGAAGCCGAACTAACGGCCAAGGTCGCAGCCAAGGAGAAGCCGGAGATCCAGCGTGATCCGTTCGAGGAGAAGTACGAGGCTCTCAAGACGAAGCTGGCCGCTGATGAGAAGGCACGCGCCGGGACGCCACCGTCAACGCCGGGCCACCCGTCAGAGTGGATGCAGCGACAGATGGCGAACAACCCGCCCATTCCTGAGCCGAAGCCCAGCTTCGCCGGTGAACTCGGGACCGAGCTACTCAACAACGCCAAGGCCATCCCGGCCGGGTTCAACGATGCTTTCTCGGCTGGATTGATTCCGGCCATCCAGGAGGCCCCCGGCGGGTCCATGGCGCCAGGAACCTACCAGCGCACCATGGAGGCCGGGCCGGTCGGCGCCGCCATTGGCCAGACCGCCGGGCTTGGGCTGAGCGCTGGGGCCGGCTTGCTCAAACCCATCGGGCAACTTGCCGGAACGGTCGCTCGTGCGGTCCGTGGGGCTGTCGCCGTTGGTCAGCTCGGAGAGCGCGTCATCGGCGGGGCTATTGCGGGAGGTGGCTACGCAGCCACGGACGCAGCGTTTCGCGGCGGCAATCCGGACCAAGTCTTTGACGCCGGCATGACGGGGGCTGCTCTTGGCGGTGGAATCCCCGCGGTGGCCGGCGTCGCGGGCGAGGTTGGATCGAGCGCGAATCAGGCTGCGACCAATTCGGTCCGGCGGCACGAGGAGCGCGCGGCCCAGAAGCTACTCGACGAGGCGCGCGCATCGGCTGCCGCCAAAGCCGAGAAGAGTTTGACGGGTGTTGAGAAGGGAGCCGCATCCGGTGCTGTGGAACTGCCCGCCACACAGGAAATTCTCGACGAGGGCGGCGTCAACGTCCCAGCATCGCAGAAGGTCGCCAGGGCGGCAGAGCGCCAGGGGTTGACGGAAGAACTGACCGGACCCATCCCCAAGTTTGCGCAGAAGGTGAAGAGCGAACGCGAGGCTGTCGGGAAAGAGCTTGATCGATACGTCGCGATGGACAAGGGCCCAAAGGCAGGACCGCCGACGGCTGGCGTCCCCGTCCCCGCCGTCGTGGGAAGTCTGGAACGTCTACGCTCGCAATCGGCGCCGGGAAGCGAAGCCTACAAGGCCATCACCAGCAAGATGGAGAGCATCATGGCGGACTACGGTGAAGGCCAGTCGAACATCGGCGCGCGCGGCGTCCCGACGATTCGGATTTGGCAGTTGCATGATTTGGCGGTCGATGCGTCCAACAAGGGATACGCCAGCTCAGCCCTGAAGGCGTCCGAGGCTTCCAAGCTGAACCGGCAAATTTCCATGGCGCTGCGCGAGCCGCTCTACGAAGAGATCAACAACGTCATGGCCCGCAACCCGTCGTACGGGAACCCAGAACGATTTGCGGCCCTACGCACGCGCTACCGAGACCTGAGCGCGCTCTCGGAAATCGGCGAGGCCGCAACCCTGCGCGTGTCCAACCAGAAGCATGGACTTTTCCACAAGCTCGCCAGTATGGAAAACATGGTGAAGCTGGCGGCTTCGGCTTCGGCCGGCGGAAGTACTCACTATTTGTCCGGTGGGAACAACGCCATGACGGCTATGGCGAGCGCTCTTCCGTACGCTCCGACCGCGGTCCGCGTGACCGATACCGCGATTGCGAAGCTCATCAACGCTGCGCGCTCGGGATACCCCGCTCACATGTATCAGGCGGCGGCTGAGCAGCTTGGCGCATCACCGGAGCTGGCGACGCAAATCTGGACGCAGTTTGGAGCACCCGCAGCGGCCGTTACGCTTCCGGGGAATGGAGCGCGTGATTCAGTGCCAGCGCCACAGACTCAGCCAGCACCCCAATCACCCAACCAACCTTCGCCATGATGACCAACCCACACACGACGGCCATGCAGAAGCCTACAAGGTATCGCATATTACTTGTCCGCCAGCTTCTGCGTCGGTGTCGCCTGGTCCGCATGCATCTGGACGTCGTGCGCCCGCTGCTGACTCTCTTGTTGGCTTGCCTGGACCGCGCCTTCAATGTCATCCAGCAGCGTCTTGCTTATCGGGTTGACGCCCAGGAGCGTACAGAGTTGCATCCGCAGCCACCACGGCGGGGACCACTTTTCGTCTTCCGCGACCTTCTCGGCCAGGCCGTTGCCAATCGCGCCCGCCAGCTCGGCGAAGATGGCCGGGAACATGGCCTGAAGGTGCTTGACCTCGCCACCAATCACTATGCCCTCGCCCATACGGTCGAGGATGCTCAGCGGATTTTGGGCCAGTTGCCACGCCCAGCCGAACTCGGCCCAATCACCCTTGCTCGGCTCATGCAGCTTCGGACCTGTGATCAACGCTTCGATTCGTCGAGGGAATACATCATTGAGATATTGAACACCGCGCGACCACACGAACGCACACGGGGCATGCAGTTCGGGCGGAACGGGAAGCAGCGACTCCGCCAGGGCGTCCTGGTCGATTCCCTTGGTCAGCTGCTTGTTGGTCTCGTGAAAGTCCGGCATCTCGACCAGCGCGGCTTGCGGCTTGGGCTTCTTCAGCTCCAGCAGCTCTTTGATTCGCTTCGGGATGGTATCGGGGAGCTTTCCCGCTCTGTGCAATTCTGCTATCGTAGGGGCCTTGGGAGACTTCGCCAGGGCATGAGCAACACCAAGCACAGCAACCAGACATTCGGCTTCAAAAACTGGGTCCATAACTAGGAGAGTACGCCATGTCCACGCCACGAATCAAGCACTGTGAGGAAATCAAGGCCCAGGTCGTTCTTCCGGACAACTCGGGATACACGTGGCTGTTCGACAGCACGTACCTCGAAAAGTCGTTCATGGAGGACGCCACCACCGGAAAATGCGCGCTCGGGAAATCGGCATCCGTCCCAACGGCAGGGCCAAAACGTGGAGGCGCGAAAAACTGTCGCGTGATGATGACGGTATCGGTGACGACCACTGCCGCGACCCTGGTACGGTACAGACTCGACGGCGCCGGGACGTGGCAGCTTTACTCCACGACGACCCTCAATGCTGGCGATACCCCGCAGAGCCTGACTTGGGACGTATCGTCTCCCGATGCCTTGATCGGAGTGCTGGCGGGCGCCACCGCCCCAACTGCCATCGCCACCACGTTCTTACTGAAAGAACAGCCGTAAGGAGCCACCATGGCAAACCCAGTAGACATCATTGAAACGGCAGAGGGCGTGCCCATCACCGCTCCCCAAGCCGCCGCAGTCGCGAACCTGGCGGCGCAGGCGGCCAACACACTGACGGGCAACAACACCGGTAGTCCCGCTGCGGCTGGTGGGTTGACGGTTGCGCAGGTCAAGATGCTGCTGGCATATGTGGCGACCGACCTCAATCTGGATGCACTCGTCAGAGGCACAGCCATTGCCGACAGTTCAATCACGATCCACCCTGGCACTGACAAGGCGAGCCAGTACGTTCTGCCCGTTGCCACACTTTCGACGAATCGAACGACAATCCTCGACGGCGCGGGAACTCCAACGAGTGGGCACAGCGTTTGGCTCACTCGTCGCGATCTGACGGCAAACACTTGGACGATATCCGATAGCGCGCTCGGGGTAATCATCGTCCTGCCCGCTAGCCCAGCAACACCCGTCGCGGTCTGCGTGAAGTGGAATGGCTCCAACTGGGGTAGTGCCCCGTCGTCTGTCCAATACCTGACCGCGTAGGAGACGCAAATGCTGTTTGGTGGACGACGTATCTCAGGATTCATCACCAGATGGACTGTTGCGGGCGATGCGACGGCGCGCACCATTACGCTTCCGCTCGTCAATACGCGGGCAGAAGGCGCGCTCGCCTACAACTGTACCGTCGACTGGGGAGACGGCTCCGCGTTGTCGACTGTTACGACGTACAACGACGCCAACCGCGTTCACACGTATGCGAGCAACGGCACCTACAACGTTGAGATCAAAGGCACCTGTGAGGGGTGGAGCTTCAACAACGGCGGGGACAAGCTCAAAATCGTAGCCGTCGTCAACTGGGGAACCGTCGGCGGTCACAACGGCTGGAAGTACCTGGCCCACGGATTCGACGGTTGCACAAACCTGACCAGTCTTGGTCTTGGTAGCATCCTAGCGAGAGGGACGGGTATTCTTACGGACGGGTTCGCTTACACATTCCAGAATTGCAGTTCGTTGGCTTCTCTCCCCGCCGACTTGTTCCGCTACAACACGGCGGTATCAGTGAACGGGTTCGCTTACACATTCCAGAATTGCACCAAACTGCAAGTGCCGTCTAACACGTTTTATGAACCTGGCGAGGAGGCGACACGCTTCCTTAACCAGGCATCTGACTTCACGTATGCATTTTGGCGCAATCCCTTCTCTGGCACGCAAGGCACAGCCCCTACATTGTGGCTATGCGACTACGGCGAAACCATCACGCTCGACGTTGCGCCCGTCACCGACTGGGTAGGTGGTGACATCATCACAGGACAGACAAGTGCCACGACGGCGGTTGTAGTGGCGAAGGTCTCCACATATGTTTACAAGATCAAGCAGCACTTCGGAGTTTTCACACTCGGAGAAGTCATCGGCGTGACAGGCAACGCCAACAAACTTGCCGACCAAGGCGCTGCCAATCCAACCTTTGCGGGCGGGCCGGTCTCTGCCGGTTGCTTCGCCGGCGCTGGCAATTCAATCGCATCTCTCAGCAACTACAACGACATCCCTGCATCTTGGAAATAGGAGATCACCATGGCCACGAACATCAATCTCACGACCAACATTCCCGTCGTCAACAACATTGCGAACATCGTCAAGTGGGGCGCAATTCACGCCGAAGACTTCGACACGGAGACGCCACCCTACCTGATCATCAAAGTCCAGGCGTACGGGAGCGGAGCTGGCTCATCGTACCCCTACGCCAATGCCTTCACTCTCTGCATTCGCGATGGCAGCGCGCTATCGACGTGCCTGAGGGTGAAGGGCACACCACAGAAAATGGATGACCAGCTCGAAGTGTTTGACCAAGTCATCGGCGGGACCCCATACACGACCCTTGCGGCGCTGTACGCGGCGAACGTCACGGGAGGGGCAACAAACGCCAAGCGGCTGCAGGCACTACAGGGCGGGATGGTTGCGGCCGGGGCGGTGTCGGCAGCGTTCGCGGGAACATAGCCTAGCCCATGCACCCCACCCACGAAAACACGCCGCGGCCGTTGACCTGATAGGAGTAGCACCATGGGCCGCCGCCACGCAGGCAGCGACGAGAAGACGCCAACGTCGGAGCATCCAGGACAGCATCGGCGCTGCGACGACGTGGACAACCGAGGTGCGGGACATCGATTGATAGACGACCTGCACATCCCCGCGCAGCGCGCGCTGCGGGAGTTCATCACGTTGATCATCACGATTGTCGTGGCGGTGGCAGGAACGGTGGGGACCGTGATCACTGCATACCGGGTACTGCAATCCGCCGACGCCCAGGCGTCTGCGCGGATCAAACAGATCGAGGACCACGTCGCCACGAAAGCCGATTTGCACGCGCTCGCGCAAAGCCTGAGACTGTGCATCGTTCAGCCGTCGTCTTGTTTTGAGCTTGACGGCGCTGGGAAAGCGGCGAACCATACAATGTCTCCCACGAAAGGACCGACACCATGACCAAATTGCAAACCGTTTTGCTCGCCATCGCATCGGCTATCGCCGCTGCCGCCGTGTACAAGTTCGCGCCGGGGTTTGCCGACAACGCCCTGGCCCTTGGGCTGGCCGGCCTTTGCACTACTCTGCTCGGCTGGGCCAAGCAGCACCCCGACGACGCAAAAGCGCTGGAGGCCGCGAGCACCACGACTACCGTGTCCGAGACTGTCACGAAACCCACCGAGGTCATACCCATCGCGGGAAACAAAGGCGTCGGCTACCCTGGCAAGGGTGGCGCGCTTCTGATCTTTCTCATCTCGGCGATGCTCGCTACTTCGTCCTGTGCGTGGTGGCAGAAGCACGGCCCGCAGATTGACTGCGCGGCGCTTGCGACCGTCGTGGACGCGCCCCAGCTCGTAGCCATCGTGGAGGGCTGCATGGCCATCGCGGTCACGCCTTCCGCTATCCCGGCGTGTGTGGCTGCGGCGGCTGAGTCCAAGTGGGCCTCGGACGTTCTCGGATGCTTCGAACGGGCCGCACAGGGTAAGGCGAGCTGTCCCGCCTTCAAGGCCGGACAGATTAAGCTCAAGGCGATGCGGGCCAGCGCAGGGGCCAGCAAGTGACAAGGCCGCAAATCGCAGTCGCGCGCGGCATCGAGCAACAGCTCGATGCGCTGCCGCTCGATGACCGCATTGAGGTGCTGGTCAGCCTGCTGGTCTGGCTGGGGCCAGCGATTCAGGACGCACGCGAGCGAGTCGAGTACGAGGAAACACGATCAATTGGTGACCTACTGCTGTTCGCGCAGGCATACGTGGGGGCGCGAAGATCAAACCTCAGCCCCATGGCCGCCGCTGATTGTGCAGCCAGCGAGGTATTTTTGCTCCGTTCGGTCGACGTGGGAAAACTTTCGCCCGCAGCCAGGATCTTGGTCGAGGGGATGAGATAGGAAGGTTAGTCGTGATCCACTTTCAGCGTCTTGGCCTAGACAAGCCCGCATCCGACTACCGCCCGCCGCGTGCAAAGCGCATGGTGATGCCATGGCATATGCACCCCAAGACGACGCGGTTCAGCCAGCTCACCGCGAGCGACCTCACGCCGCACATGCCCCCCATTGGCGACCAGAATCGCATTGGAGCCTGCAGTGCCTACGGCACTAAGGATGGCATCTGGACGTCAATGTCAGCCGCCCAGTGTCCGCCTCCCGGGTATTTTGCGGCCCTCCCGCTGTATCGGGCTGTCCGCTGCGTGGAGCGCAGCGGGCCGAGTGAGCCTCTCACCGATTGCGGCGCGGACCCAGATGACGTCCTGAAGGTCGCGCAAGTTTGGGGCATCCAGACCTCGCAGCGAGAGTGCGGACAACCTGGCCCGTCCCGAGAACTCAGCCAGTACGAGGACCAGCACGTCAACGATGAGCCGACGTTGGAGGAGTTTCAGCAGGACGCGACGTTTCGGATCGTGGGCGGCTTCGATATCGTTTCGACTGGTGCCCAGCGGCTGCTCGACGTGAGCAACGCGCTTGCGAGTGGGTTCGCGGTGGGCATCTCGGTTGCCGCCAGTGACGACCGCTATCAGCAGTACGACGGCGGCATCCTGGCCGACCCGCCTGCGGGGGCAGAGTTGGATCACTACAACTACCTAGCGGGACTCGACCTGTCGACGGGCTCCCCCCTGTTCGTGGGCGTGAATTCGTGGGACGTGGGATACGGCCGCGCGTGGGGCTCAGCCCCAGGCGGATGCTGGCTTGGCGGCTCGGCCATCATCCACGCGTCTGATCGCCTCGTCGTCTATGCCGTCCAAGGAGCCACCACATGAGACGCTTCATCTTCGCTCTCACGGTTTCGTTCTGTGGCTGCGGCGCCACGTGTGCGACCGGCATTCAGCCCGGGCCGCAGCCTACGCCGACGGCCGCCACGGCCTGTGACAACCTGGCCCGGCTGGGCTGCCCTGGCGGCATCGACTCGACATGCGTAGTCATCCTCCAACAGATGGTCGACCAGCACATGACCCGCATCGACCTGGGCTGCCTAACCGGCGCACAGACGCAGGATGCGGCGCGGGCGTGCGGCGGGGTGACGTGCCGATGAGCCGCCGCACGAAATACGACTACCTAGTGGGCATTCGTGAAAAGCGCGAGGTATCTCCGTCTGGCCAGGGCGCCGCGAACTTCTGCGAGAACCACCGTAGCGGGTGCCCCACGTGGTCAATTGGGCAGAGGTTCTACAACCCCGGCTGCCGCATGTGCGAAGAGAAGGCCGAGAAAGACCCGACGCTGCGAACGGCCCCGACGGTGTCTGAGTTGTTTCGCCGGTACAAGGAATCCAAACGCAAGAGCGCGGCCGCGTTCAGCCGCGAGGTCGCGGCGAAGCGGGCACAGCGATTCGCGCGGCTCGGGCCGCTGGTGTTCAGGGGAGCCACACCGTGACCGAAAAGCAAATTCGCGAACGATTGCAGCAGCTCGAAAAGGAGCTGGCCGATGAAAAGGCCAAGAACGAACGCGCGCAGCAGACCATCGCCGACCTGGCCCAGGCGGCGGCGTTCCCGCCGGCGCCGACCTTCACCTACTCGACGTTTACGGTCCCGCCGGCCAACCCGCCCAAGGGCAGCAAGGCGAGGTGACCGACTACCCGCTCTGGCGACGCCGACCGCCCGCGACCTGGCCCAACGAAAGGCGAAATGTGAACATCCTCACTCAGTCAGCCCTCGACATAGCCCGTGGCTTCGTCGGCGTGAAAGAATCAGGCGGCAACAACTGCGGGCCAGAGGTCGAGGCGTGGCTGCGCCGGGTAGGGCTCGCGCCCGGCAACGCCTGGTGCATGGCGTTCGCCTGGTGCTGCGTCGACGATGCGTTCCGCAAGTTGGAGATCCCCAACCCGATTCGACCGTGCGCCTCGGTGGTGCGAACGTGGCACGCGCTACCGGACAACTGCAAGCTGACCGAACCGGCGCCGGGCGTGTGGGCGTTCCACCACGACAGCGCGAATCCCAACCTCGGGCACGTCGAGTTCATCGACGCCCTGGATCCGCTGGGCAAGGGGACCTACACCGTGGGCGGCAACACCAACAGCGAGGGCTCGCGCACCGGTGGCGGCGTCTGGCGGCACACGCCGGCGATTCGCCCGCTCGGATACTGGAACCTGGGCTTCGCGGACTACAGCGTCGTGGCGGCAATCTGCTTACCCACGGTAAGTACATCGGGACCGGACGTGATCCAGTAGCCACCGCGTCCAGACACGTGATACCATGGCGGCAAGCTGTCCGTTGGGCCCGCCCAGACTGTACGCCACCGGGCCGCTGTCAGTCGCATCAAGAGCCCGGTGGAACCTACTTCCGTTTTGGAAATAGCTGCCGCTCTGCCTAATTCGCCCCCAACGCTCGGAGACAAAGTTCGTCAAGTTCTTCCACGGTCAGGCAGTTAAGAACCTCTGCGCTGGTAATGTTGATCCCAGCACCAGGCACGTACCACACCGCGAACGCCATCGACGGGACGAACCCATTCGCTGTCATCACGTCGATAATTTCTTTGTCTGAAATCATGTAACCCTGGCCTTCGCCCACCTTGCCCGCGCTGCCTTCCCGGCCCGCGCCTTCCGTTGAGCCGGCGTGAGCTTCGCGGCGCTGGCCCTGCCGGCTTTGCTAGCGCGCTTCGCCCGCTGCTTCGGTGTGAGTTTCGCCGCGCTCGCCTTCCCGCCCTTGGCACCGAATAGGCTGGACGAGATGGCGTTGGCGCAGATACGTGGGGCGGAAATCTTGGGGAAATGCGAGAAGAAGCACGCCGAGCAAACCGCGCTCCCCGGTGCGGCCTTGCGTGGGCAGAGAAGGCACGTCGTCATGACCTATCTGACCGCCAGTGCCAATGGCAGAGTGGGTGTCTCTCTGATTTTTCCGGGATGTTCAGCCGGTACACCGTGCTCTGCCGATTTTTGGTATCATTGGTCCATCGTCTTCGTAGTAACATTTCCAGATGTCCATGTCGTGCGTGATCTTCTGTGCGCGATGGCAGCGCGTGCAACGGTAGGCGTTGACCTTCTTGGCTGGAGTGAGCTGCTGGTGCAGGAGCCTGCAGTAGACGGAGTCGCACAGCGACGGGACGGTCAGCGTGAGTTTCGTGCTCATAAAGTTTCCCCACGACTACCCAGGGCAGCATCATCTTCTCCACATGTGGCGTCGTGGGCTCCCCCGGTCGCATGGAAATAGCAACACGTTTTCCCGTCGCGTGCGACGATCTCTTCGTCGGTATCTGCCCTCAATCGACCGTGTACGGGGCACACAGGTTCGTCACAAAATACATCGCAATTACACCTAGCCATGGCGTCCTCCTAATCTGTGCATGCACTTGCCGGGACCGTAGGCGGCGTCGAAGTCAACCTTGGTTCGGAGCGCTGGCTTATCGGCCACGAGAGAGTCGAGATGGCACTGCCGGCACTCGCACGGCTCGCGCGTGGAGTCCGCCGTGTCGAGGGCTACCTCGGCCAGTCGGCGCAGCGTCACATTGTCGCGCGCCTCGGTCTCGACGCGCTGGGGGTGCCAGCGTCCGTGGTGTAGCTCGACCACCATAGCCTGCGCGAGGGAGTGGATGCGGTCGTCGCGGGTCATGACTCCCCTGCCCTTCGGCGATGCCACAGAATTTCAAACCAAAACATGCAGTTGTCCTGGCTGAACTGCCGGAAGAGATCGCGCCAGCGCTCGTGTCGAAATTTATCCTCACCGCGCGACCGCCACGCCTCCAGCACGTGTGCTTTGAACTGATCGAGTGTCAGGCTTCCCTTGAGCTGATTGCAGTTGCGGCACGCGGGCAACATGTTCTCGCGTGCATTGTTACCTCCTAAAAACTTGGACCTCACGTGGTCGTATGTGACAGCAGCGCGGGCCGTGGTTTCGACCGCGCATAGCTTTCGGCCACAGTAGCTGCACTTGCGGCCAGTCTTCTCTAGCAGCCGCACCTTATGCCGTTGGTGGATAGGGATCTGAGTATCGCACGTCAAGGCCTTATCACCTCGTCTTTCTCGTCGGCGCAGATGGGGCGAAGCTGGGCCAGCGACTCGGCCGCGTCCAACAGCTCGGCATAGTGCGGCCGTACCGCTATCATGAAATCCTGCTCAGCGACAGCTCGGTTGAACGGATTCCCCACAAGAGTCCGGTGCAGCAGGCTCCGCAGTTCCGCGATTCGCGCCGGCGTGAGTTGGTTTGCCATTCCCGAATCGTGCGCGCGGACGCGGAAGAATGCAAGAACTTTTATCCGTTGCGGAGCGAATCGACATATGATAGCGTACCCACATGGCAAGAAAACAAGGACGCCCTGAAGTAGCGGTGAAGCACGGAAGTTGCGTTTCCATCTGGCTCACCGAGGAAGAAAAGGAAACGATCAAGAAAGCTGCGGCCCAAGGGAGGTCACAGGTAGGCCCCTGGGTAGCACGCATCGCGCTCGATAGCGCCAGGCGTATCCTGGGAGTACCATGAGCCAGGTCATCTACATCTATGGTCTGTGCGACCCGCGCTAGAGGCCATGCGCACGCACCGACGTGCTAGGCTATCGGCATGCGGCTAAGTAAAACTATTATAAAATATTTCTTGAATCTCTAATCCAATCCAGTAGAGTAGGCACATGACTCCAGAACGTAAATATCTAGCTGCTCTTCGCCAGGCCGATAGCTACGACGACGTGGCCGACGCTGAGGAGCAACTGCGCCAGGACGAGCTGGCCGAGGAACTTGCAGCCGACTCAGCACAGGACGATTTTGACGACCCGGGCGACCGAGTGCCCTACTAGGAGGAATGACGATGGACCGAGAACACGAAATGCCCAGTAAAGACCCGCCTCGAAATCTGGCAGACGAGAAATTTGATGACCTGCTGGCCTGGTTCGCGGGTGTCATCACCGGGGCCAACCAGGAACAGGCTGAGCGCGCGGTCATCGAGGGGGATTGCACATGACCACCGCACCGATGGCCGCCGACCTGGTCCCGATTCTCCGCGCACACCGCAAGCCCCTGAGCGAGTGCGAGCTGGAGTTCTACGATTGGCAATTGCGCGAGGCCATGGCCGAAGACCTGCGCGCGACCCACGGCAAGAACGGCGTGCCAGAGCTGCCCGCGGTTGACGGCGGTGCGTGGACCGAATCGCTCCCCGGCGTTGTCGTCCACGCGGCACTGTTGTTGGGCGCGGTCGCGTCGATTGGGATGGTGCTGCCATGACCGCCAAGGCAGCCGCCATCGCGGCCCGTGCCAAGAAGCTCGAAGCACAACGCCGCGAATGCACGGCGGCCACGTATCGGCAGTTCGTCTACGCAAACCGCGGCGAAGTTCCTCCGGGCAACTACTACGACGCCAGCGAGGAAGCCAAAGAGACCTGGAGAGTGCAGGCCGAAAGCGCGGCCGTGGCGCTCGGGCTGAGGACAACGACTGAACCCAACAAGGAGACCGACCAATGAAGACCATCGATATCGTTTTTGGCGGCCCGCCTTCCCACGGGTCGGGGCGATTCGTCGAGGTGGAGAGTGACGGTAAGAGCATTAGGCTGGGCGAGTGGGTTCACCGCGCAGACGGCTACTGGGCGCTGCGCATTCCTGACCCTGAGCACCTGAACGCGGAGTTGCAAGAAATCAGGCTCTTGGCCGCAGCCTGTTTCATCCCGAGCTGGCGGGAACTCATCCCGGCCAGGCTGGATGCTCTGCTCTTTCCCGTGCCCACGACTGAAACCAAGGAAGGATGACCACCATGGACGTGCAACTCACAAAGTACAATTCGCGCGAGGAGTGGCTGGCGTCGCGTACGGCGACCATTGGCGCATCCGAGTCTGCCGCCCTCCTGGGCTTGGCTCCCGAGGGCCGCGAGTCCGAGTTCTCGCTGTGGACGAAGAAGACCGGACTGGTCCCGCCCGAGGAACTCGATGGCGAGTGGTTGGAGTGGGGCCAGATTCTCGAAGAGCCTATTGCCCAGCGCTACGCGAAGCGAACGGGCCACGTACTCTGGACACCCCCCACCCCGTGGTGTGTTGCGGTCCATCCGCGCTTTCCGTTTCTGACTGCGACGGTGGATCGTTGGATCATCGAGGCTGCCGGCCACGAGGACCGCGGCGACTTGGAGATCAAGAACGTCGGCGCCTTCAATTCCGACTGGCGCGATGGCAAGGACGTCTCGCTCCCGCTATATGTACAGGCGCAGGTTCAACATCAGCTCGCCGTCACTGGTTTCGGCTGGGCCGTCGTAGCGGCGCTTATCGGCGGCAACAGTCTCAAGACTATCGAGGTCGCGCGCAACCAGGAATTCATTGACGAGCTGGAAGCCAAGGCGGTAGAATTCTGGGACAGAGTGCAGCGGAAGGAAGCGCCGCCCATCGACGCCAGCCAGGCCAGCAACAAGGCAATCAAACGGCTGCACCCAGACGATTCAGGAGAAACGCTCGACCTGACCGATGATGCGGCTGCCTGGGCTACGGTGCTGGGTGATGCCAAGGATGACGAGAAAGCAGCCCAGGCCGCGGCGTTGGAAGCCGACAACAAGCTGCGGGCCATGATCGGCAAAGCCACGTTTGGCAAGCTGCCCGATGGCCGAGTCATCAGCCTCAAGACCACCGAGAAAGCCGGTTACACCTCGACGGTGAAGCCCTCGAAATTCAGAACCCTCAAGATAATCGAACCGAAAGGAAAGACCACATGAACGACAAGACCGACATGGTGCGAGTCCCGAACGCGGGCGAGCTGGCAAGGCAGGATTTTGGCGGGTCGAGCCTAGAACACCGGGCCGAGACCGCCAGCACGGCTCTCGCCGAACAGGCAAAGGCGGCAGTGCAGGCCCGCTACATCATGGCGATGCAGCGCCCGCGCGACTTGTTCCAGGTACGCGAGAAGCTGCTGGCTGACTGCAAGCGCCCGCTCTTTGCCGAGAAGGCCATCTACAACAAGCCCATCGGCAAGGGCGTGGAGGGGCCGTCCATCCGCATGGCCGAGGCCGCTAGCCGGGCCATGACCAACGTGTTCACCGACGTGTTCGCCGTCTACGACGATTCAAGCAAGCGCATCGTGCGCGTGTGTGCCAGCGACCTGGAGGCGAATGTCACGTACACCAAGGACGTCACGGTCAACAAGACCATCGAACGCCGGGCACAGTTGGAGGGCCGCAGGATACTCAGCCAGCGGATCAACTCCAAGGGTGACACCACCTATACATTCGAGGCAACCGACGACGAGATTCTCGACCGCGAGAACGCGCTGGCGTCCAAGGCGATGCGAACTTGCCTGCTGCGCCTCGTGCCGGGCGACATCCTAGAAGAAGCCATTGCGGCCTGCTACGCCACGATGGAGAACAAAGACGCGGCCGACCCAGCGGCGGCGCGCAAGGGGATGTGTGATTCATTCGCAGACATGGGCGTCCCAGTCGCGGCGCTCGTCGAATACCTCGGGCACACCATCGAACTGACGACTGCGGCCGAGATGAAGACACTACGCGGGCTGTTCAACGCCCTCAAGGACGGCGAGACCACATGGGCGCAGGCCATCGAAGCGAAGGGAAACAAGCCCAGCGAGAAGACGCCAGCGCCAGAGACAAAAACCGCGGTGAAACCGCAGACACTGGGCGATGCGGCTGCGCAGTCGAGGGCCAAGCGAGAGGGGAAGGCTGAACCGGGAAGTGCAGGCTAGACCAGAATCAGAAGCGCTCGCAAGTCGCGGGCGTTTGGGCCGAAGGAACTCTGAACCGGCCGGTTCGATCAGAGCAGCCTACGTCACTGGGCAGGTCAGTGTCGGTCCTCAGCAACATGAGTAAGAGACTCCCAATCCCCGCCGCCCGCATCGCCGAAGTCGCGAACGCTGCCCACGTGTGCGCCCGCACGGTGCAGAAGTACCGCGATGGCTTGCACGTGCTGGACGTAGTCGAGATGGCCGTCACGGCAGCGATTCGGGGATTGCCCGAGGATGCACAGCTACAGATTCCGAGCGTGGCGGGTCAACAGCCGCCCAAACGCCTGTTGAGGGTCTCGCCGACCATGGGGCAGCCCGGCGAGGTTCGATCCTGCCCAGTGGGTCCAGACGACTGTATGTCGCCGACCCCCACCACGCCGGCTGGGAGGTCGGCGTCCAAACCGAAACCCCTCCCGCGCCTGAAGCTGGAACTGCCCGACGGGGTCGAAGCGCCGGAGCCGGACGGGCGACATTGGTACGAAGAAAGGACATCATGAAGTTCGCCAAGGTACTCGCCCCTGGCCACGGATTTAACAGCGAGAGAAGTCAACGCGCAGAGAACGGAGGCCGACCGTGATTTTCATTGAGGTTCGTTGCGATAAGTGCGGAAAGGTCGGGTTATCGCGGCGTTGCTTCTACGCCCACCAGATGCGTGAGGAGTTGAAAGCGTCGGGGTGGAAGCACGTTGCCGAGGGCGGAAAGGACTTTTGCCCCAGGTGCAAGCCCCGGCGAAAGCCTCGCAGGCGCTCACGTACGACGGTCGTGCTGGTAAACAGCGAGAGAAAACCGGAGCGGGGTTAACAGATGCCCACTCCGTATTACGACCACGGTGGGATCACGATCTATCACGGGGATTGCCGCGAGGTGCTGCCTACGGTCACGGACGCGAGCGTTGACCTCGTGCTCACCGATCCGCCCTACGGGCACAACAACAACAACGGTGACCTCGCCCATCGGTGGGAGGAAGCCCTTGGCCTGGTGAAACGTGGTGTGGCTACGGCCGGGGAGGCCAGGCCAATAGCCAACGATGGCCCAGAGGCGAACGAGATGGTCCGCTGGATGTTCGGACACGCAGCGAGGGTCATCAAGCCTGGCCGCTCGGCTAGGTGTGACTGCCACCGACGTACTGGCGATGGCCGAGACTCTCGGTCCGGCCCGCACGGTCCATCCTGCGGACCTGGCGTCCGAGCGTCGTCATCAGGATGCCCAGATGACTCGCAGCCAGCGCGCTGCCTTTGACCACGAGGAGGACTAGACCATGACGACCACGACCCTCAGCATCACGACCAAGGCCGGATACGTAGTGACCGACCCGCGCAGCCCGCTTCTGACCGCGGCCGCGCACGGCACGCTGATGGCGCGCCTCGGTCGCCGCCTGGACGGTGGCGCCAGCTACGAGGCCCGCCGCGCCTACGCACAGGAGCAGGATCGCGCAATCCAGTCCCGCCCCCGAAGACGGATGTCACTCGCGGCAGCTATACGCGCCCTCTCGTAGTCCCTCGCGGTCCTGGCGCCTCCACGAGACGCCCGGCACGAGGAGGACCACCACTCATCCCGAGCCGCACGGATTGCGGCGACGAACGAAGGAGACTCCATGGAAACGACATCATCGACTCTCAACCCGATCGAGAAGCTGACTCAGCTCTGCGCGCAGCGAACGGCTCGCACCGACCGCCTGCACAGCGCTGTCCGCACTCTGACCGACGCGCTGGAAGCGGCCGGAGCGCGCCCCGGCGAAATCAACGCGACGGTGGACGGTTGGACACTGAGCTACAACGATGTCCGCAGCAACGTTGGAGTGCGCGACTGCTGGAGTTTTTTGCGCACGGCCAGTGACTACGAGGGCTGCACCGACCTCGGCCTGGCGGTCAATCACGACGGCTATCTACACGGCGATTTCAACTGCCCGGTGACCGGCCCGACCCGCGCGCAGTTGATCGCATTCGGCCAGCGGGCCGCACAATTCGTCGAGGCAATCACCGCGCAGCTCACCCACGACGTGGCGGCTCTGGACGCCGCAGTTGAGCAAGTCGATTCAACCACCGAGGAGGTGTCCCGTGTTTAGCTCTTGGATCATCTCGACCATCCGCGCTCAAGAAACTGTCAACGTCACCAGCCCGTCCGCGGTGCTGGCAAAACTGGAGCGCGACGAGCTGGCCTATGTCCAGTACGTCAGCGGCTGCGACCGCGCAACAATGGGCCACGTGATCAAATGCACCGGGCTGTCGCTGGAAGATACGGTCAATGTAATCAGGCGGAACCGTGCGCTGCGACGACTCAAGCAGACCCACGGGAAGAACGGCGTGCCCTGCCTGACGGCAATCGTCGGCCTGGCACTGGCGCTACTGGTTGGCTGCGACGCCACCGGCCTAACGGTCGAGCAGACGGCCGACACGCCCGCGGACGTCCCGCAGTCCATCGCCCCGCAGCCCGCGCCGGTGGTGCCACCGCCTGCCCCAGTCCCGCCGCCGGTGGCAGTACCAGCACCGCTACCAGTGCCCGTTCCGCCACAGGCCGCCCCGGTGCAGCCCCCACTCGCGCCCGGTGCCCCACTGCCAGCACCGACTCCACCGCCGCCGGTGCCCCCGTGTTTCGATCGCGACCTCGGTGTCATCTCACCGTGCGCTGGTCGTCTCGACTGTACCGTCAGCTCGACCGTGACCGAGAGGACCATGTGCCAGGCGGGTGGCGTGGTCTACGTCCCAAGCTGTGAGACCTGCGCCGGGGTTTGGTGACACCGTGACCCTCGCCGCCGAGTCGATGCGCAGGGCGAGCGCCCAGCGGGAACTGTTCCGATGAGCCATAAACGTGCTTGGACAATGCAGGATTCGCTTCCCGTCAAACGGCCGGGCGAGGCTGAGCGGCACTGCCGGTTCTGTGGCGGCGTAGTGGCGCGCCCGCGGCTGACGTTCTGCTCGCAAGCGTGTGTCGACCAGTGGACTCTGCGTACCAGGCCGCAGGATGCCCGCAAGGCCGTCGAGAAGCGTGACCATGGCGTCTGTGCGGTCTGCGGTGTCGACACTCAGCGGCTCGAACGGCTCGCGCGCCGGCTTGACCTGTTGGCGTTTGGGGCCTGGCGGGTACGTGACTACGGAATCGAATCTCGCCCAGACGTAGATGATTCCGAACTCGGCGTGCGGGCTTCGTCATGGCACCGCTACCCAAGCGCCGCCAAGGCAGCGGGTTGGCTCGATTGGCTGCTTCATGGGATACTATGGTGGTTCGGCGTGTGGGGCGGCAAGGGAGAACCAGGTGGCGACCTGTACCCATCACGCCTCGGCTATTTCCGCCACCTCTGGGAGGCGGACCACATCGTGCCGGTCGTCGAAGGCGGGGGAGCGTCGAGAGACGTAGACCCGTTGGAAAATCTGCGCACGTTGTGCCGGCACTGTCACAAAGCCGAGACCCGCGCGCTGGCGTCCCGTCGGGCGAAAGCTCGGCGCCAGCAGCGGGAACTGTTCGAGCCGGGGTAACACATGACCGCGTACTACAACGAGATCGACAAGTTCGCTGCCCAGTGGCTGCGTAACTTGATCGCCGCTGGCCACATCGCGCCCGGCGAAGTCGACACGAGGAGCATTGACGATGTCAAGCCCGATGATGTGCGGCGTCTGCTGGCGCTTGAGTTTGGCATAGCCGAACCCGCGACCACCATATCCTTGGGAATTATATACTTGACTCCCTTGGCAGTTTAGGGTAGATTTGCTGTAGAAAGTGAGGCCGTCGTGAGCCAATCTACCATCTCAACCTTCCAGCTTTTCCAGATGTTTCCCGACGCGGAAACCGCTCGAATCTACATGGAAAAGCGCCTCTGGCCGTCTGGCCCCACGTGCCCCTGCTGTGGCCTTGGCGAGCGCATCACGACGCGCAAGGATGGCTTCTACCGCTGCAACCAGTGCCAGGAAGACTTCACCGTCAGGACCGGCACCATCTTCGAGCGAAGCCACGTTCCGTTGCACAAGTGGCTCTACGCGATGTACCTGCTGGTCACGGCCCGCAAGGGCATCTCATCGATGCAGCTTGCCAAGGAAATCGGCATCACGCAGAAGTCCGCCTGGTTCGTCCTGCATCGTATCCGCGAAGCGTGCGGCCCGGACATGAAGAAGCTCCAAGGGATCGTCGAGGTTGACGAAACCTACGTGGGTGGCAAAGAGAAGAACAAGCACGAGAGCAAGAAGCTCCACGAGGGCCGGGGTGCAGTAGGCAAGACCGCCGTCCTGGCCCTACGTGAACGTGGCAAAAGCGGTCGCACGGTTGGATTCCCCGTGGCCTCGGTGGACAGTGCAACGATTCACGCTGAAATCCGCGCGCACGTTGAAGCGGGATCCACGCTTCACACTGACGAAGCCGTGGTCTACAACGGGTTGGAGCCTGCCTTCAAACACGAGAGCATCAACCACAGCGCCCGCGAGTTTGCCCGTGGCAACGTAACCACCAACGGCATTGAAAGTTTCAACGCCCTGTTGAAGCGTGGCATCCTCGGCGTGTACCATCACGTGAGCCCGAAGCATCTTCCACGCTACGTCAACGAGTTCTCATTCCGACTGAACGAAGGCAATGTCCGCAATCACACCACACAACGGCTTGACAGTCTTATCCGTCGCTCGGCTGGCAAGCGTCTCACATTGGAGGCACTGACGAATGCCTGAAACAACTACGGAAGTCCCCAAGGTGCTTGAGGCCATGGTGGACATGGTGTTGCGCTACAGACCGAAGCCGACAAGTGCTGCGCAGAAGAAGCGGAAGAGAAAGCGGAGGAAGGCGAAGGTCTTGCAATCGTGCGGCGGAATGGAGGGGGCATGAATTCGGCATCAAATGTGGCTATGTCTGTGGAAACTCCCAATCGGGCTAGGCCGATCTTGAGACGTGTCAACAACGCCCAATACTCCTTGTATTTAGGGGACTGTCTCACATGGATGGACGAAAGAGCCTCGAACTCCATCGAGGCTATAGTTACAGATCCACCCTATGGCTTGCGGGAATACAATGAAACGGAAAAGCGCAAGCTGCGCCATGGGCGTGGTGGCGTGTGGCGCATTCCCCCCGCGTTTGATGGTTGTAACAGAAGCCCACTGCCAAGATTCACCACCTTGACCGACGAGGATAAGGACAATTTGTCGGCTTTCTTTGTGGACTTCGCTAGGCGAGCCCTTCGCATTTTGGTTCCAGGAGGGCACATTATGATGGCCTCGAATCCACTGCTTTCACATCTGGTTTTCGGGCCATTGATGACAGCGGGCTTCGAGAAGCGTGGGGAGATCATACGACTGGTTCAAACCCTACGTGGTGGGGATAGGCCGAAGAACGCCCATGCTGAGTTCGACGATGTGACGGTGATGCCTCGTTCGGCGTGGGAACCGTGGGGGCTCTTCCGCAAACCCTGCGAGGGAAGAGTGCAAGACAACCTGCGCAAGTGGAAGACAGGAGGACTTCGCAGGCCATCTGCCGATCTTCCATTCAGTGACGTTATTCGCTCATCACCGACACGTCCCGAGGAACGTCGCGTGTCTCCGCATCCGTCTCTAAAGCCCCAGGCATTCATGCGGCAGATCGTCCGTGCGGCTCTTCCACTTGGGCAGGGGACCATTCTTGATCCATTTCTTGGAGGCGGTTCAACGATAGCGGCGGCTGTGGCGGTCGGATACAACTCCATTGGAGTTGAGAGCGATGTTCAATACTTCGGAATTGCCGAAAGAGCCGTGGTTGCGTTGTCTCAACTGCAAATCGATGACTAACGGTCCAAGTAGATCCAATTCTTTCTGAAGGAAAGCAGGCCGCTTTTGTCGAGAGTTGCGGTTCTTGTCCCGAGTTCGCCACGAGCATTTTTCCTAAAGTCACTCACGGACACTTTGCCTAAATACACTTCTTTGAATGACATCGGCAAACGAGACACCGCCGGTTCCGTAACGCCATCTATTGCGTAAACGAACACGCACATCCACTGGTCACGAGCACCATGCGTATCCACAGCACCGCCAGACTTTCGAGTGGTCTTGATCTCGACGCCGTCAGCGCCAGACTGAATTCCGTTTTTTGGATACCTTCCCTGAACGACAAGATCCGGGTGCCCGTTGAAATAGGTATTCTGTACGAGGGATCGCGCGTGCTTGGCCATGCTGGCGGTCAGCATGTCGGACAACATCCCCGACATAATTGCAGGTCGCAACATGTCATCAAGCCTCTGCAATCCCTTCGTCGCCATGAGCACGTTCACATCATGGAAGAAATCGTAGACATCCTGCATGGCAACCTGGAAATCTTCCAAACGAAGCTCGAACGGCAGATCCGCCGAATCGTTGAAGGATTTCAAGTTGACCTTGCCTCGGTTTGTCGTGGCCATCGCCGCAGAGTCGCGCGGGAATCGCGGCGTTGCAAGTTTTTGGGCTTGCGCGCTATCCTACATCACGAGGGAGTCAAGTATATAATTCCCAAAAATTGCACAGTTTGCGGGAAAGAGTTCACGCCAGCGCCCACGAAAAGAGCGAGGCAGAAAACATGCTCACGGGAATGCAGGTACTTGCAGTGTTCACTAACCGAGCGCCGGCCAGAAGGCCCACGCTCCAAGTACCGGAAGAATGCCTACCCGAGCGAAGTCTCTGTGCGCCGGTAGCGACGGAGTTTGTCAGAGCGGGATGGTGCGCGCTTGACGACCGGATCCCACCGGCGTAGAGTATCCGCATGCGAGAATGGCCATTTCGACGGATGAAGGCTGCGCGCCCTCCCTGTGCCCATTCTCGCAAAGCGTGTTCGCGGGGTAGCAGGCGCGTGGCCTTGATTCGTTGAGATAGGAGAGCAGCTTGAAGTTCCATCCAGCCGCTGAAGTTTTTCCCCTATTGGTAGGCAAGGAATTTGCCGCCCTCGTGTCCGACATCAAGGAGCACGGGCAGATCGATCCGATCCTCGTCCTGGACGGGATGATCCTCGACGGACGCAACCGCTGGCGGGCGTGCCGGGAGGCCAGCGTTGAGCCCAAGATGAAGGATTGGCCCGGCGGAAATCCTTGGGACTTCGTTTGGAGTAAGAATGCCGAGCGACGTCACCTCGAACCGGGCCAAAAAGCGGCAATCCGCTACAAGGTCGAGAAAGGGTCCGATGCTTGGCTAGCTAAGCGGAAAGCCGCGGAGGACAAGGCGAACCGGGCCAGAAGCGAGAGCCAGAAGGGAAAGCCAAGGCCAACGCAGAAAGATCGGGAGACGGTGACGGATGGGAGGGAACGTGTCCCCTCACGAGACGGGACACGTTCCCATGGTACTCACCAGTCCCACGCCGCATCCGCCCTTGCGGCATCGTCGCACACCAGCCGGGCCACATCGGAGCGGGTAATTGCGCTTGAGAAGAAGAACCCCGAGCTTTTTGAGAAGGTGTGCAGCGGCGAGATCAAGCTTGGAGGTGCATGCCGAGAGGCGAAACGAAACGAGTCATCCGAAAGACTCAAGGGTTTCGCGCTTCCCACTTCGGCAGACGGGCCATTCGGCGTCATCGTTGCCGATCCTCCTTGGACCTACGACAAGCGAGCGGAGGACGATACGCACCGTGGGGCCTGCCCATATCCCTGCATGAGCCTTGACGCCATCAAGGCAATCGAGATTCCCGCAGTGAACGACGCGATCCTGTGGCTTTGGACGACGAACGCACATCTTGAGCACGCTTTTGGGATCTGCCGCGCTTGGGGTTTTGACCCGAAGACGGTGTTGACGTGGGTTAAACAAAAAATGGGTCTCGGCGACTGGCTGCGGGGGAAATCGGAACACTGTTTGCTCGCCGTGAAGGGGCGGCCCACCGTCGTGCTCACCAATCAGACGACGGTGCTTGAAGCGGCGGCGGCAGAACATTCGGCGAAGCCTGACGAGTTCTACTCAATGGTCGAGAAGCTGTGCCCAGACACTCGCAGGCTGGAGCTGTTCTCGCGCCGCAAGCGTGACGGCTGGTATTGCTCCGGGTGCGATCTGTGAGTGGCGCAAATCCTCTACGATGGGATTGCGAGAAGCGGGGATGCTTCAACGTGAAGAAGCGTCCAAAGATCGAGCAGCTCGCAGAATGTCTGCCACGTAGGTGCAAGTTTGGGGACATTGACGGTCTTGCTGAGGTGAATGGATTTGGGCTATTACTGGAGTGGAAAACAGCCGCAGCAGATCTGCCCACGGGGCAGCGGATCGCCTATGAAAAACTGAGCCGCAATGGGGTTCTGTCTGTGCTTGTGGTGGCCGGCAATGCCGAGACGATGGAGGTGCATGCGAGCGGGCGGTACTTTCACGGCAAGTGGAGTGGTTGGACCGAGGGCGATCTTGACGATGTGAAGACAGCGATCCGCAAGTGGGTCAAGTGGGCAGAGGCGAAACATGCCGATTGACCACCCCGACTTCCGCCGCGCCGGTAGCGACGGAGTTTGTCAGAGCGGCGATGAAGTGCCTGCCGGGGTAACGCGCGCATGCTCACCACCTCAACACACCCACGTCCGCCGCGTGCAGGACGTGCGCGAATTGAGAAAATGGTTGTTGACTTCGCGCGCGGGATGCGCAACTCTACTCGGACCACCCATGAACGAACATGATCGCGCCTTGAAATCCCTCGCCGTTCCCGCTACGTCGTTCATGGGTGGTACCTGGACCGACGCGGTTGAAGCGGCGATGGGTTTGAGGGCGCGAGATCGGGGAGAACGATGAATACCGCAATCGAGTCGCTTGCCTACTGGCCCATCCACCTTGCCGCGGCCGACGCCGCGAAGGCCAAGGGCGCGTGCTGGCTGTGCTGCACGAAGGTCGGCTGCAACGCCACGGACCCACCGGGGGAGAAGCCGCGGGAGCTGCATCCGGAGTGCGCGCGGGCGTTGGGCGCTGGGAAAGACGGCGATGAACCAACGGCAGACTGATGTACCTGGAAATCGACGAAGGCTTTCCTGGTCACCGCAAGACCCTGAAGCTGTGCTCACTACTCTGTGACCCGCAGGCCGGCTGGTACATGATCCGGCTATGGACCTGGGCGTGCCGGTCCTGCAAGAACGGCAATCTACTCGGGATGAGCCCGGCCGACATCGAGATGGCGGTCCAGTACCGTCCGTTGGACGGATCCTGCTACAAAGCCATGGCTGCGTCTGGCTACCTAGACGAGGTCAACCCCGGTGAGCCAGCAGCCATCCACGGCTGGGAAGAACACACAGGCGGAGCAATCGCCCGCATGGAGGCAAAGGCTGTAGAGACTCGGCAGCGCAGAGCGGAGGCAAAGGCGCGGCACGATGCCGAGAATGGGAAGGTACAAGCCGACGGCGTACTGGAATCGAGGCAGAATCGTACTGGTACGATCATCTCCAAGACAAGACAAGACCAGACCAGACAAGACAAGTCTCCGGATCCCTCTCTTTTCTTGGCTTCCGGATCCGGAGCGCGCGTAGCAACCGGGGTGCCAATTCAGCCCGACACGGCGCACAACCTGATCCACTGCCTCAAGGTGGCGATGGAGGCGAGACGCCCTACCCGCGGCATGTATTCCCCCGGCCCATTTGCCGACCGGGACGCAGGGGAGCTGTTGCGGGCGCTGGGCGGAGAGTCTGCGGCGGATGAGGTGGCAAAGAGGATCGCGCTGTTTGTGGCTGACGACTCCATGACGCCGTGGACGGTGGCGCGATTCTGCAAGGCGTACAACGGAATCGGTGCGCCGGCGGCCCAACGTCCCGGCCAACCCAAGCGCGGGGCATGGCCATCGCTATGACGGACCCTACCCGCATTCCCCCGCACGACCTGGATGCAGAGGCCAGTGTGATTGGCTGCGTCCTGCTGGGCGCCGAGAAGGCGCTGGCGTTGGTGTCGGACTTGCGGGCCGACGACTTTTTCGCGCCTGAGCACCGGGAGGTATGGGCGGCCGCGGTGGCTCTTTTAGGGCGGGCCGTGCCGGTGGATGTTGTGAGCCTGGGCGGGGAACTCAAGGCCCGTGGCGTGGCGGCTAGGTTCGATGGCGGGTGGGGGACATGGTCGGCCAAGACCGCGAGCAGCGTCTCGGCCTGGCACAACGTCCAGCACCACGCGCTCATTGTGCGAGAGCGGGCGACACTGCGCCGGCTGCTGGCCCTTGCGACCGAGGTAGCGTGCCGTTGCTACACCGGCGAGTCCGTGGCGGAGGTGTTGGGGCAGGCCCGCGAGGGCGTGGCGGCCCTGGAGGTTGACGGGCAGGAAGGCGGGCCGGTCAAGATCGGCGACGCATTGAGCGAAGCTATCGAGGTCGTGCAGTCTCGCGCCAAGGGCCAGGTGTCGGAGCACATGGTGCTGACCGGGATCGAAACGCTCGACTTCGAGATCGGCGGGATGGCGCCTGAGGAGGTCGTGGTCGTGGCCGGCCGGCCGGGTCACGGAAAGACAGCCTTCGCTGATTGCGTGGCGGTCAACTGCAGTCTGGCCGGCGTGCCCTGTTTGTTCTTTTCGTTGGAGATGAGCCTACAGCAACTGGTTGAGCGCGTTCTTTCGATGCGCAGCCAGATACCGGCGAGCCACCTACGGTCAGGGCGTGGCGAGGGATACAGGCCGCTGGACAAGGAAGCATTCGGGAAGCTGACAGACGCCTCGAATGAACTCTACGGCGTGCCGCTATGGATTGAGCCGCGCTCACTGCCGCTTGGGCGAATTGTGGGCGAGTCTCGCCGATGGCACGCCCGCCACGTGCGCGGGAAGGGTAAGCAGCTTGCCCTCATCGCCATCGACTACCTGCAACTGGTCGAGGTCGAGACACAGCGACGCGGCGGCAATCGCGAGGAGGCGGTGGCGCAGATTTCCAAGACGTGCAAGCGGCTCGCGAAAGACCTTGGGCTGCCGGTGTTGGCGATGTCGCAGCTCAACCGCGAGATCGAAAAGAGCAACCGTGAGCCCCAGATGTCGGACATTCGCGAATCTGGGGCAATCGAACAGGACGCCAGTATCATCCTCTGCCCGTGGCGCGGCGAGATTGCGACGGACCCCGAACGCAAGAACGAGGACTGTGACGCCGACATCATCATCCTGAAAAACCGCGGCGGGCGAACCGGGAAGGCCCCGGTTCGATGGCACGCGAAGACGATGGAGTTTAGGCACGACTGGAGCCGTAGCAAGACCGGGCGGCCAGCGGACTTCGGCGGCGAGCGGTCGCTGATTGACGACTACCAACCACGCTCCAATGGTCACAACGACCGCCCCGCGCCGAACTACCAGGACCGAGAATGAAGTTCTCCGACCCGCAAACTTGTCCGTTCTGGCGCACGCATTGCCGCCATTGTATAGGGGAGATTGGCACACTTGAAGTGATGTTTCTCGACGGGAACTGTGAGCGATGTTCGGAAAAGCTAATTGCTGAGGCAAGAGAATGCATCACTAACCCAGACGGCCCTGCGCCCGTATACCGCGGCGATTGGTGGGGAGCTGTCCATCTGTATCGGAGAGAAATCCCCCACGCCTCCCCGCCGTCCTGGCATGAGCGAGACTGACAGCGAAAGGACGAACCACGATGGCTCGCATCGCCCTGATAGCCCGTCTCGGCCGCCGGCCAGAGATGCGCGAGATCACTAGGCACCTTGAGTCCATGGGGCACGTCATGTGCTCACGGTGGGTGCGGCTCGATACCGAGGACGACGAAATGGATCAGTACGGGAAGGCGAACTCAGCGCTACAGAATGCCGACGATCTGGAGAGTTCCCACCTGGCCATTGCGTTCACCGAGCGGCGGCCATTCACCCCGGGGACCGCGCGCGGTGGCCGACACGCTGACCTTGGGTACGCTCTCTCGGTTTGCTCGCGGGTTATCGTTGTAGGGCCTCGGGAGAACATCGCGTACTTTTCGCCAAAGATCGAACTGGTCGACACGGTCGCGCAGTTACTGGAGCTGCTGCGAAATCCCAGCCGAAACAGCAGAGAAAGAAAAGTCTTGCGCAAGCGTATTGAGTGATATAGGGTGATGTCATGGAACCAAAGGGCGTGCTTCTAGTCAGGCTGCCACTAGAGCTGATTGCAACGATTCGCCACGAGGCTGGCATCAAGGGGCAGACACTCAGCGAGTACGTCAAGCGCCAGCTCGAACTGGCACGAAAGGAAAAACGAAAATGATAGGACAACTGCGACATGGGGATCTGAACTTTTTCGACGAAGCTACGGCCACCGAGGCGGGCATATCGCTGCCGAACAAGGGCGCCAAATATGAGGCCGTGTGTGACGTGGTGCTGGCTGGAAGCCACGGCGGAGCACACATACTGCACGGCCCGGCCGAAATTCTCAGGATTGATGATCGCGTGCAGTGGGTGCGCATCCCACACGACACCCGCGTGTCACACGCAGATCGTCACCTGGATGGGGCACAACCCGCTGGCCTATACGCAATAGTGCGGATGCGGGACGCTGACGGATTGGTGGAGGATTGACCATGGCTATCATGTCGGCTGAGCAGGCAATAGATTATGTGTCGGGCCTGATGCTCACGCACCGAGGACCGAACGCGGACGGAGTGGCGCCGTCTGACGAAGCGATTGAGGCGCTGCGAGCGGAAATACTCGAAGCATTTCCCCAGAAGTGCCCGGTCGTCACGGTCGTGGCAAGGTCGCAACTAGATGCTGTGCGTATTGCGCAGGAGCATGGGTGTCCAGCGGAAGAGTTGTATTCACGGGGCGCCGCTGGAGAGATGCAGTTGCAGTACGATTCGTTTGGGGCAGCGACTTCAAGCTACTCGATAGGAGGTACGCTGGTCGCGCATCTGTGTGGTGAATATGACCTCAAGGAGATGGCAGGACCAATTGAACACGCAGTGCGGACGGTGCATGCGGAAATAGCCGGATCGATTTTTCTGGAAGGCGATGGAGAGCCCTCGGTGTTAATCATCGTTCCATTGCCAACGCGCGAACGCCGAGACGAGTTGAAGCGATTGCACTGCGCCGATGGCCCCGCAATTTCCTACATCGATGAAGATCGGTGGTATTGGCACGGGATGGCGGTGCCGCGCGACGTGATCATGCGAGATCAATGGAGCACCAGTGAGATCGACGAACTCCCCAACACCGAAATACGCAGAGCGCTCGCCGAGCGACTGGGCGGGGCGAAGACATTGGATATGATGGGCGCTACGACCATCGACGAGCGCGACGGATACAAGCTGGTCGGCGTCGCACGGGTAGCAAAACGCTATCTCGTGATGACGTCTCCAGTGCTCCGGGATGGGACTACCCCGATCTATATCGAGTCAGTGTCTCGTAATTGTGAGACAGCATTGGGGGCGAGAAAATGGCGCGTGACTGAACTGTCTGAGAGTGAGTGTGACGAAAACCCAGCTCTTAAATATGTCATGGAGAGCTAGTGTGACTCGCGTAGTACCGAAGCACCAGCGGGCGTCGTGGTCGTCGTGGGCGTCGTGGGCGTCGCGGTCGTCGTGGGTGCGGTCGTGGTCGTCGTGGGCGTCGTGGTCGTCGCGGTGGTCGCGGTCGTCGTGGAGGCTGCCATGACTCGCGTAGTGCCGAAGCACCAGCGGGCGTCGTGGTCGTCGTGGGAGTCGCGGGCGTCGTGGGCGGCGTGGGCGTCGCGGTCGTCGTGGGCGGCGTGGGCGTGGCGGGCGGCGTGGTTGTGGGCGTCGTCGTGGTCGGCGCGGGCGTGGAGGCTGCCATGACTCGCGCAGTGCCGAAGCACCAGCGGTCGTCGTGGGAGTCGCGGGCGTCGTGGGCGTCGCGGGCGTCGTGGGCGGCGTGGGCGTCGCGGGCGTCGTGGGCGGCGTGGGCGTCGTGGGCGGCGTGGTGGTCGCGGTCGTCGTGGGAGTCGTCGTCGTGGGCGTCGTGGTCGTGGCGGGAGTCGTCGTCGGCGCGGGCGTGGAGGCTGCCATGACTCGCGCAGTGCCGAAGCACCAGCGGTCGTCGTGGGCGTCATGGGCGTTACGGGCGTCGTGGGCGTCGTGGGCGGCGTGGTGGTCGCGGTCGTCGTGGGAGTCGTCGTCGTGGGCGTCGTGGTCGCGGTGGTCGCGGTCGTTGTGGGAGTCGTCGTCGTGGGCGTCGTGGTCGCGGTGGTCGCGGTCGTTGTGGAGGCTGCCATGACTCGCGCAGTGCCGAAGCACCAGCGGTCGTCGTGGGCGTCATGGGCGTTACGGGCGTCGTGGGCGTCGTGGTCGTGGTGGTCGTGGTCGTCGTGGGCGTCGCGGTGGTCGCGGTCGTCGTGGGAGTCGTCGTCGTGGGCGTCGTGGTCGCGGTGGTCGCGGTCGTCGTGGAGGCTGCCATGACTCGCGAACGGTTTCACTTCGAGATCGAGGGCCTGCTCTGGCGCGCGCTGTTGGTAGGGCTGATCTTCTCGTGCGCGTTCGTTACGAAATGCTGACATGAACACCTTGGCCCTTCTCCTTGCCCTCGGCTTCCCCGCGCTGGGCGCGTCCCACGCGCAGGCGGAGCCGGTCAAGCCGTCCCTGGTGTGCCAGGTCCAGCACGCAATCCGCTGGCGTGACCCCGCATGGACCGAGCAGCAATGCCAGGCCCGCGCGCGCGAGTTCATGGCTAGCGGTCAGCGCTGGGGATTCGCGCCGGTGCAGCTCCTGGCCATGGCCATCGACGAGAGCGACTTGCGGCCAGAGGCCATGCGCGAGGACCGCGGTGCCCTGGACGTGGGGCTGATGGCGGTGCGCTGCCATCTCAGGCGGACGATTATTCCAATGGCAACCAGCGACGGCAAACAACCAAATGACGCGCGAAATATTCCAAAGAATATTCCATCGCCCACCTGCACGAACAAGCCGGTGCGCGGCCTCACCCCGGCTCAACTCATGCGGCCCTCGGTCAACATCGACATGGGGGCGCGCATCCTGGCGACGCTCCACCGTGGCAGCCTAGCCGGCTACAACGGCGGACCGAACGCCCGCGAGCATGGATATCCCGAGAAGGTGGCGGCCATCATGGCGGCGCTCGGCGGCGTGGAAGTGCGAGTCTCGGGAAAGCGGATGCGAAAGCTGGTCAGGCAGATTGTCATAGCTACAACAAAGAAAGGCGAGAAATGAGCATGTTCAAGTTTGAGAACGGGGCGACGGTAAAGGACTCTGTCACTGGGATTCGAGGTATGATAGTGGGGAGAACTGATTGGAGGTTCGGCTGCAAGAGATACATCGTGCAGCCGATTGAACTGCAAGAAGGCAAGCCGTTAGACCCGGTCAATTTCGATGAACAGCAACTGGTATTGATCAAGCAGTCTTCCGATTCAAACCCAGTTGAAGCTGGGGGTGATAGGCCGTCGCCGATGCGTAGCGCATCTCCCACTAGACGGTGACCATCCATGTCGCGGACGCAGAGGCAGCGCTGGCAGATTGTCGCGGCGGTGGCCGCAGAAGGGAAGCCATGACGAAAGCACAACGGGCGGACGCGCTGCTATGGGCGGCGAAGATAAGTCTGGAGGAATCCATGACCGATAGATACTATGCTCTGACGGTTGCGCTTGAGCACGACGTGCGTGCTGACGATGCCCAGAGAATTATCGAAGCCATCAAGCGGATACGCGGGGTGCTGAGTGTCGAAGGCAACGTGTCCGACACGACCAACTGGGTGGCCGAGGAGCGTGTTCGGAGGGAACTTGGGGAGAAGCTATTCGCCGTGATCACAGGGGGGACGAAGTGAACGGTTGGCAATACGCACGGAAATGCAACGAAAAGGCGGCCGTGCTGCGACTTGCTCAGTCGCAGGCGGAAGAGGCAATGCGGCTGATGAGCAAACACATGATCGAGCATAGCCCACTCGGCGCAACGGCTGAAGCGCACCTAGCAATAGAGGACGCCGTGCGGGCCTTGAAGCCGGGTGCTCATAATGATTTGCCATTGGCAATCGCGCTGCAATTCTATCCAGGCGATCAATCCAAGGCGCTACGGCTCGCTCGCTTTCTGGCAGACCTAGAACCGGAGTATCGAGACGACGTGCTGCTGATTTTTGCTGAGAGATTCGATGTCGAGCAGAACTCGGGCCTATCGGCTGCTATACAGCATTGCGCGCGGAAGTTTCCCGTAACCCAGCTTAGAAGCCAGCGGCCTGGCGCCGGCCACCTCGAAGGATCGTGGGGGCTATTCGCGGGAATCGCGGATCTATGCTATCGCAACTACTGCCACATTTGGCCCTGGTCCAATGTGTTTTTCGCGGAGGCGGACGGAATACCGCTGCGATGGGATTGGATCGACGTGTTGAAGCGGGCGCATGCTGAGAATCTCGCACGCGACAAGCGCGTGACTGGGTCTCTAATGGCCGCATATGGTGGTCACGTCGGAGGGTCTCATGTTCATCATTGCTCGTTCTGGGGAGATCATCAAAGCTTGCAACACTGCCGCAGGGGCTGTGCTTGGGATTTGTTCCACGCTCAGGTGCTGAAAGCAGAACTAGGTTCAGCCCCCGCCATAGCTAATCTCTATGGGGCTCAGAGTATTAGCCCGAGCGTGTTTCGGACGCTGGGGAACGAATACGGGCATGCCTGGCTGGCAAACGCAAAAGACGAAAGCGCCTGGCAATGTGCCCAGGCGCTTCTGCCTAACACGGATGCCCGCAGAACACGAAGGCGTCAAGGTTCAGAAAAAAGCGAAGGAGTACACGATGAAAATAGTGACTGACCTTTTCTTGATTACGTACCCGCAGGACTACGACTGGTTGCCCTACCTGTTCCGATCCATCGTCAACAATGTCAGCGGGTACGACCGGCTAATCGTGGTCATCGAGGAAGGACACGAGTCGCCCAGGGAGATTCTGCTTGCTCATGGACCGCGCCGGTGGTCGATTGAGCGCTGCCGGGCGTATGCCGGGACGGATTTCCCTGGCTACAGTGGACAGGCTATAGAAAAGCTGCGGGCCTGGGAGTACAGCAGCGCCGACCGCGTGCTTATCGTGGATAGCGACTGCGTGTTCACGAGGCCCGTGGATTTGGAGACCGACTCGGCGGCCAGCATTGCGAAGCCGATTGTCCTATGGAGAGAATGGAAGGAGGCAGGAGATGCGAATTGCTGGAAGGCGAGCACAGATGAGCTACTCGGCTTCGGCGCTCCACACGAAACGATGTGCCGGCATCCGTTCATTTTCCCGACGTGGATGATTCACGAACTATGGGAGCACATTGGGGGAGAAGAGCGGCTGCTGCAACACAAGACTTTGAGCGATTTCAACCTGATGGGAAACTTCGCGCTGGTGAAACATCCCGAGTTGTTCATCCCGTTGCACTGGCAAGGTCCAGTCGACAACCACACAGAAACAGCCGGAGCGTTTGTCGGGGATAGCGTGCCGGCTGAGTGGGTGCATCAGTTCTGGAGCCATCACCGGGCAACAAACCCGGCAGTGCAGAAGGTACTCGGGACGCTGGGGCTGCTGTGAAGATTGGGAGAGCCAAGCGACCGCCGGGGCTTTCGTCTGACGTAGCGTTGCGGATGTGTCTACCGTCCGGGCCGGGACCGCGAGAGGCGGCGAAGACCATTGCGGGCCGCATCGCCATGGTCGGTTACTTCAAGCGGCTCGACAAGAAGAACCAGGCTAAACTGATGCGGCTGATGACAGGATGGAGAAGTCCCTAGCGATTGCATCTCCTACGGATAGGCATCGGTGACGAAACGATGACGGTGAAGAAGATTGAACGGAGGTCCAGGAGATGACGATTTGCCCGCATGGCGTATGGCGCGCGTACCGAGTGTGCGAGTTTTGTGATTGGGACGAAGGGCACAACGGCGCTCCTGCGTGGATCAGGTTATGGGGCGAAGATGGAGTGTACTGCTGGAGGTGAACATACTTTGGCAGGGAACGATTCGCATAGGGCTTGACGACATCGACGAAAGCGGTCACCATGGTCGGCGGTGCGAATGAATTTCCCCATGACCAAGCCGGCGAGGCAAGCGGACCCTACCGTAGCTGACTGGCGAGTCCCGCGCGCGAGTGGCGCAGGGGCGGAAACACGGGTTGCCCTCACTGGCTGGGAGACCCGCTCGGGTGGCAGGGGGCGCGCTGGAGACATACGGACGGGGCGCGCAGCTTAGAGCCGCGCTGACGTTCGGACCTGCTGGCAGATTAGGAGATCTGGCCAGGGTTGAAGTTAAGAGAGAGCCCATATTGTGGGTTGCGCGGAGTCAAAGACAATATGGCTTGACTTTCGGCGCGGGGAAGCCGACGCTTGAAGGCATCGCGCGCGCGCGTCGTAGAACATGAACCGAACCCGCGACATTCGAGAAATCATCGAGTCAGGCGTGGAAGCACTGGCCGAGACGATGGACATGCTGCGCGCTGTTCCAGCTGACGACCGGCTGGACCAAGTCTATCTCAAGGGTCTCACGGCCTGCACCCGCGCTGCCGTTGAAATCGCGAAGGACCAGCGCGACTGCGCCGACTTCCTGGCGCGCCAGAAGCTTGACGAGGCGTCACTGAACAAGTTGCTTCGTGAACATCTGGCGAAGATGCCGCCCGAGCAGCTGGCGGAATTGCTGCCGCGGTTTGGCGATGCGACGCCACCGGAGAAGCACGCGTGAGTGAGTTCGCGATTCGCCCGGCCGGCCCTGACGACATGGCGTTTGTGATCGACGCTTGGCTTGAGGGCTATTGGATGGATGGCCCGTTCTCGCTCGTGATGCCAAAGTCCATGTGGTGGCCGCGCTGGCATCGCGTGATCGAGAATATCCTGACCGACGAACGCACCCGCACGGTCATCGCGTGCCTGGAAGAGCGGCCGGACCAGCTGATGGGCTTTGCGTGCAGTAGGCCCCCGGACATCCTGCACTGGGTGTACGTCAAGCAGGCGTTTCGTGGGAATGGGATAGCGATAGAGCTTCTAGACGTGGAGCTTCCCGCGAGGTGCAGCCACTGGACGGTAAAGGCGAATCGCTTCAACTGGCATCAGTCGGAATGTTGGAGCTACGACCCTGCCATCATCAAGGAATACCAACCATGATCAAGGTGACGTCGATCCGCTGGGGTGCCAACGTGGAGCTGCGCGGGCGAGAATCGCAGCGCAGGGTCGAGGGCGATGGCATCCTGTACGACGAGCACACCGGGAACGTCGAGGTTGACGACGGTGGATGCCGGGCTATCGTGGTGCCACCGCAGGGGACGGTGATTGTGCTGGGAGAACGGTTGCAGGATGGCATGCACGCGAAATCACCCGAATTGAAAGCAGTCATTGAACCCCCTCGAAGTCCAGCTAGCCCTGACCCTCCGTCAGCGCGCCCAATCAAAACGCGCCGCTAAGTTCAGCGCGGAGGCTATCTGCTTCGACGAGCAACGGGCCTGGGTTCGTGACGACTCGCCATTTGCCGTAGCATGCACGACTCGCCGAAGCGGAAAGACCTTTGGCGATGGGACGGCTCTACTCGTGACGGCGCTAGGTGAGCCGAACGTCACGTGTATCTACGCGGCGCAGACCCGCGGTGTTGCCGAGGAGCTAATGTGGCGGCATCTCAAGATGGAAAATGAAGCGTTTGCACTTGGTGGCGTCACCAACGAAAGCAGACTGATCTTCACGTTGCCGAACGGCAGCCGCATTCGGCTGGGCGGCGCCAAGGATCGCAAGGAAGCCGACAAGTTCCGCGGTGTCAGCAAAGTAAAGTTGGCCATTGTCGATGAGGCGCAGAATTTCCGTTCGTCGGTGTTGAGCTATTTGATCGATGACATCCTAGAGCCCGCCATGCTCGACGTGGACGGACGCATGCGGTTGTCGGGCACTCCCGGACCGCTCGCCGCTGGGTATTTCCACGACGCCTGCCACAACCCGAACATTCCGCGGTACTTCTGGACGCTCCACGAAAACAAGCACCTCGGGATGGACCCGCAGCTTTTTCTCAAACGAATTCGTGAACGGCGCAACATCACCGAGGCAGACCCGACGTATCAGCGAGAATACTTGGGGCGCTGGGTACGAGATGAGAACGTGCTTGTTTTCAGGTACTGCCCATCGGCGGAGTACGAAAACGCCCCGGTTGGCGGCGGAAAGTGGAATTACTGCATCGGCGTCGACCTAGGCTTCGAAGACCGCGACGCCATCGCGGTTGGAGGCTGGCGCACCGGTGAGAGGACGGTCTACCTGCTGGAGGAACACCAGGCGCCAAAGCAGACCATCACGAAGCTTGCCGAACAAGTCGCGCCACTGGTCGAGAAGTACCGGCCACGCAAGAGCGTGTGGGACTTCGGCGGGTTGGGGAAGAAGATCGCCGAGGAGGTGCGGAGTAGATGGCCCATGCCAGTCGAGGCAGCCGATAAGACCCGCAAGCTAGAGCACATCGAGCTGCTCAACAGCGCGATGCTGGCTGGGGCATTCAAGGCGCGCAAGGGTGGCCCGTTCGCCGAGGATTGCGAGCTTGTGCAATGGGATCAGGACGCGCGCGCTAAGGGAATCCGCAAGGTGGCTGACGACTACCACAGCGACATCACCGACGCGGTCCTATACATGTATCGGGCGTGCCGGGCCTTCATGGAGCGCGAAGAGGAGCCGTGCGATGCGAACTACCATGAGCCAACTGAATTCACGCGTAGGCAGATGGACGAGCAGAATCGGTTCAGGGGGCGAGACCCACTAGGCGTTGCGCTCGGGTTCGACGACTAGGGCCGCTTCCCTTCCGCGTCTCGCTTCTCGATCATTTCGGCCACCCGATACGCGAAGTACGGATGTACCGGCAGCCCTCCCGCCGCCGCCTTGATGGTTTGTCGGCAGCACCCAAAGATGCGGGCGGCGCCTGACTTGTTTTTGGCCGCGACGATGGCGGCAAGGCGCCTTTGGTGTGCCTCGGGCAATGGTTGGTAGTTAATCATCGGTAGCTAGTTAACATAAAACCATCGCCCGCTGTCAAGCAATTAGTGCGAGGCGTCCGCAGTTCATGCGACCCTATGGGCATGCGCGTTGGCCAGCTCCGTAGCCTGTTGCAGGTTCTGCGGGCCAATGGCGTGACGGAGTACCAGGGCGTCGACGGTAAGGGCACGGTGACGCTCAAGCTGACTGGCGCCGTGGCGCCGCAACCGGTGGCGAAGGGCAAGGCCGCAAAGCCTGAGCCGCCGCTTTCTGAGGCTGGTCGTGTCATGCAGCAGCTCCAGACGCCCGAGGCCGTCGATATGCTGAAGAAACTCGGCGTCCCCGCTGAGACGATGGCAGATGCGCTGGTGGGGCTTAGCTGATGGCGCGCAGGCTAAAGATCCCAGGCCGCCTCACGTATCGTATGCCTCACTCGACCGGCACGACGGCCGCCAACGGCGACGCCATGGGGAATCATGGCCGATGGTGGGACATCGAGGACGAGGACAAGGCGCGTGCCTGTGCGCTCGACTGCTGGCGGCTACTGATTTCCTGCCACACCACCCGGCTGCTGAAGGATGCGCTCCACCAGGCACTCTATGATGGCGAGCCGCCCTACTGGCTTGGTTCGATGGTTCCTGGATCGCCGCTGCTTTATCAGGCGTCCAGCACCATCGACGGCTACACGAAGGCGCGCGCGAACGTGATTCGGCGTTGTGTCGACACTGCGGCGTCGATGATCGCCAAGAACGTGGTGCAGATTTCCTGCTTGACCGACGGTGGCTCATGGAGACTCCAGAAGAAAGCTCGGCAGAGAAGCAAGTTCATCAACGGGTTGTTGCGCGAGATGGACTTTCATTCTGCCCAGCAATGGGCGTTCGTCGACGGGATGCTGACCCGTTCTGGCGGCATGGTAAAGTTGTGGATCGACCGGGAGAACAAGACGATCCGTTGCGGGCGCCGTCACTGCACCAACTTTGCTTGGAATGAAGCCGAGGGGCGCAATTTGCGAAACCTCTACGAGTGCACGCCTACTAGCCGAGATGAACTTCGGTTGCAGTTTTCCAAGATGGCCAAGGAAATCGACGGAGCGAAGGCATCGGAATATCGAGCCAATCAGGCATATAAGCGCCTTCAGGCAAACGATACCATCGCCGACATGGTTGACTTGTACGACTGTTACCACCTGGGCATCAGCGCCGAGAAGCCAGGCCGCAGAATTCTCGCCCTGAATAACGTCACGCTGGTCGATGAGCCGTGGGAGTTAAGCAAGTTCCCCTACCCGCGCTTCTGCTGGGACAACGCGGACACGGGCTGGCAGGGGCGCCCGGCGAGTGACACCCTGATCGGGTATCACTACGAGGTCGGGAAGACGATGCGGAAGATCGCGCGCGGGCAGAGCCTGGCGTGTATTCCGCGCGTGTCGATTGAGCTGGGGAGCGAAGTCCAGGAAGACGAATTGACGAACGAAATCGGCGGCGTCATGCACCATAGGGGGAACCCGCCCGTTTTCGGTCCCGCTAGCGCATTCCCGCCCGAGGTGTATCACTATCTCGATTGGCTGATCGAACAGGCGATGGCGGACGTTGGGATCAACCAGATGCAGAGCCAAGGGCTGAAGCCAGCGGGGATTGATGCCGCGGTCGCGATACGCGAATACAACGACGTCGGGAATACGCGCCAGATCACGAAGGGGCAACGGTTGGAACGACAGACCGAGGACGCGGCCGAAATCATCATGTACCTCGGGAGCAAGCTGGCCAAGGAAGACAAGGCGTTCTCCGTCCAGGCATTGGGCGCCGGATCCTACAACAAGATCGCATGGTCAGACGTCAACGGCGACGACAACGACATCCGCATCCACAGCGACCCAGTGAGCGCGCTACCGTCAACTACGGCGGGGAAGATTCAGACTGTCACTGACCTGATCAAGGGCGGCCTACTTCCCCCTGAGGAAGTACAGGGCGGCCTGGCGCTAAAGCTGCTCAACTTTCCTGACCTCGAAAAGATCATCACAATGGAGACGGCTAACCGTGAGCTAGCGGAAATGCAGGTCGACCTTGCACTCTACGAGGGCAAGTACCTGGCGCCAGAGCCGTATCAGTCCAGCACCGGGCTGAAGCTACTCAAGACGCTAGCATGCCGCCAATACTTCGTGGCGTTGGGGCTTGACGATGTCCCGCCCAAGCATATGGACTTGCTACGTCGACTGATGAGCGAGGCCGATAGCCTCGACCAGCGGCTACAGGCGCCAGCACAGACCGTAGCCATCGACCAGCCGATTGCGACGCCACCGCCGCCTGCGCGTCCCATGCTGCAACAGTCGGAGATAGCGCCTCCCATCGTGCCAAGCCCGGGGGCCCCCGGTGGCGAGCCGATGCCGGCGCCTACGCAGGGAGGGCCGCAGTGATGTTACGCCCGTCGTATTGGTTTCGTTGGGGGTCGCCCCTCGTGGTGAACGGCGTGGAGTGTAACAAGCCTCGGCAGGTTGTGCTGACAGACGATGAACGCGCCATATTCCGCATTGGATTCACCATGTGTGGGATGGAGGCTGCGGGCGAATTCCAGGAAAGCGAGAACAATTATGGGATGGTTTGACACTGAGAATGAGAATAGGAGGACCGTCACTTCGACTCCTCAAGGACCACCGCCTCCACCGAGCACTGGATTGACAGGTCAAGGACCACCTCCGCGACAATTCGCGACATCACCACCGCCTCCACCGAGCACTGGATTGACAGGTCAAGGACCACCTCCGCGACAA